ATGTACAGTTGGCAAGAAATCATTGATGAATTTTTACTTGATATTCAAGTGAAAGGTTATGCAGAACAGACAGTTTACAATTATCGACTAAAACTGAAAAATATCAAAGACTATTTTCAAAGCAAGAATATTGAAATTGACAGAATCACAAGACGAGATGTCAAGCAATGGGTGATGTTTTTACAAGATGATGGCAAGCAAGCATCAACAATAAATGTGACAGTCAATAGACTAAGCAAGTTACTTGATTACATGGTTGATGAAGAATATATTGAAGTCAATCCATCAAGTCGTGTTGGTCGACTAAAAACGCAAAAGAAAATAATTTACCCACTTAATGATGATGAAATCAAGCAAATGTTGGCGGTCTGTAAAAATCATAAGTTTAAGCAGATAGCACAAAGAAACGTTGTTTTATTTTCAATGATGTTGGAGTGTGGGCTTAGAATTTCAGAGGTGACTAACCTTAAAAATGAAGATATTCTTGAAAATCAAATAATCATACGCAACAGCAAGAACAATAAAGATAGAGCGTTGGCGATCACACCAATCCTTAAAAAACAGATGTTGAAATATAATAGAATAAAACGAAACTTACGCAAAGACAAAGATTGTGAATATTATTTTTTAAGTTTTCATGGTGGTGGACTAGATTGTAAATCAATCTTTGAAATGATGAAGCACATTAAGAAGCAAATGACTATAAGAAGCGTTGTGAGATTCTCAGGTCACACACTTAGACATACTTACGCACACATGGCTATGCGTAACGGGATGGATATTTACACGTTATCAATGAACATGGGTCACAGCAGTGTTGTGATGACACAGAAGTATTTGCAGACACTTAAGTCGGATGACTTTGTTGAAAAATCTGTACAGTATTCAACACTTAAAAACTTACGCTAAAAATAAAGACTATGATTATTCATGGTCTTTTTTATATTTATAAAACTAAAATTTTATCAACGAAACTGAATTTTTAAACTCAACAAATGTTCAAAAATATCGCATACGATAAAAATGGACAAATAGAAAACTACCAAAAAAACGCATATGCGTAAAAAAGGATTTAGCAAATGTCCAAAAAAACGCATATGCGTAAAAGTGGTAGACCAAAAAAACGCATATAGCGTAAAAAAGGCACAGTAATAATAAAAGAATTTAATAAACAAACAATATATAATAAACAAGAAGTAATACCGTATTACAACTTTTTCAAAGTTTAACACTAAAATTTTGATACTTTAAATTTTGTTACTATATACGAACATCTTACTATTTCTATTTGTCCATTTTTGGTAACATCTTACCATTTTTGTCACTTTCTATTTGTCCATTTTTGGTAACATCTTACCATTTTTGGTATACCATTTTTGGTATACCATTTTTGGCAACATCTTACCATAAATGACACAGTAATAATAAAACCCATTAATAAACAAACCCATTATAATAATAAAGAAATAATATAGTACCTACAGTTTTTCGCAATGCTTAAAACTTTGTACTTAGATTTAGCAATTTTTAAATTTATTCAAACTATTATACGCACAATCATACAAACAAGGTCAAATGCCTACCGCACAGCTATCGCTGATTGGTGTTACTCAACTTGCTACCGCAAGATTGGTAACGATCATAGCAAATATAAAATATAGGTTAATATCAGTCTTGTATAAGAAATAATATATACACAACCGATATTAACCTATAATTAAAAATAGTTGTAGAATGTCTATCTTAATATATATAAACATATAGATAGATGTTCTACAACTATTTATTTTCAATCATAATAATTTAAATTTACAATATCATTTACCGACTTGCGCAGCAATCGAGTAAATACCTCGGAACAGCTTGCTGTGGGGTGGTAACCCTATCTTTTCATGCAACGCATATATAATAGAAGAAAGTTTTCAATTCAACAAAAAAATATCAAAATTAAATAAAAAAATATGATTAAAATTGTTGACTAGATATTTTCACAAATGGCTTAACCTAGCGTTTCATTACACTTATCTAACTTTAATAAAATAAAAAAAATAGCAAAAAAAGCTTGACAGGCAAACAAGAATATGCTATAATATGTATATAAGTTAATTAATCCCCTACTATAATTATATATCATCTATCAGTCAATGTCAAGTACTTTTTAAAACTTTTTATATATTGACCGTAGATACTTATAAATAAAGGCTTTGTATGGGTTGGTTAACGAAAACAGGAAGAAGAATATTGTCAAATAACTTTTTAAAATCTAAAGGAGATACACAAAATGACACCAACAACTTATCAAGCTTTCTATTGTTACGACAGCAAGTTATCAATGCACTTACGCAACAAAGGTTTTACTTGCTTAACTATTGCTAAGAATAGACAGACGAACAATATATTTAGTCTTTATGTAAGAGATGAAGCACTTAACGAAGAACTGAAAAAATACAATGAAAGCCTAGCTTAAGGAGACACACATGAAACCATATTTTTCAATTACAAATACTATTTTTAATAACAAAGACATGAACGAATGGGACTATGCAACATTAGTTGCTATAGCTTGTAATAACTTGCCTTTTGTTTCAGACGCAGACAGCAAAACAACTGAAATAGAAACAAGTTATGTGGCAGTAGAAACGCTGATTGATACACTGAAAATTGAAAACGACAATAGAAAAAGAAATAGAGATAAGATAAATGAATCACTAAAAAAACTTGCAAAAGCAAGCGTTGTAAAAGTTGTTGATGTAAAAGAAATCGCAAAAAGAAAATACTTTAAATTTAGTCAAGAGGTTTCAAAAACAGGTGCTAATCAAGGCTTTAGCTCAATCACAGCAGAAGAATTTGAAAAAATTGCATTTGGGATTGAAAAAGTAACTGATAAAGTTAAAGCATTAGCTTGCTATGTTTCAATAGCTCACAGAATATTTAGAGCAACGAAAACAGAAAAGGATGCAAATTTCAACTGGTCAAGCAACTTATCAAATTTTATTTGCTGGGACACGCTTGAAACAATCGGAAACAACTATAACATGAGCAGAAAAGCGGTGAGTAAAAGCATTGAATTGTTAGTTGAAGTTGAAGCGATTGCGATCAAGAAAGTTAAATTAAGAGGTAAAAGCAATAAAGAAGAAAAGTTAATATTTTCAAAATATAGCGATGCTGAGAAACTTGATTCGTATGTAAGCGAGCAGATTGAAAAAGGTGAATATACGAAAGTTGTGAAAGCTAAAGCAGTTGCTAAAGAAACAGTACAAGAGATTAATCCAGTAGTTGAAGAAGTTGTTGAGGAGCAATTACAAGCACTTATAAGCAATAATGCTGATGAAGTTGTTGAGGAGCGTACAGAGCCAATCAGAGCTGTTAAAGTTGAGAAGAAAGAGGATAAGCAGAAGGTGATTAATATAAATGATGACGAAAGAATGAAAAAACTTGAAGCATTAGCAAGCTTCGAAAATGTTAAGAATGTTGACGAAAGAGAAGAAGAAAGCAAAGCAGATGCGTTTGATTTGCTTGCAGAGTACAGAACAGACAAGAAAACAGCGACTGTTTAATATAGAAGATAGCGTAACATAGCAGAAAATGGAGAAAACAAAATGACTAACACAACAACAACGACAGAAGAATTGGTTCTTAAAACAATGATTGCAGAGCTGAAAATTATGAATTTGAAATTGGATATTTTGGAAAATGAAATTGATGAAAAATTATCTAAATAACAGCACAGGACGAGTGTTTGAATTTGAATAAGTAACAAAATAACGGGGGGGTTCTTTCAAACTAGAAAATAGAATGGAAGAATCAAAATGACAGAACTTAAAAAAGATGTAGCAAAAATTATGGCAATCGTAAAAGGTGAAGGTGTGAAAGAAAGAGTATTCAGTGCAAAAAGCTCTTATTACAATTGGAGTAAAGAAGAACGAGATTTGAAAGCAAAAATTGAGAATATAAGAGAACGAAAATTAATGACTTTAATTTTTGATTTGGAAAATAGCTTGCAACGTTTACCAAGTCAATCAGAATATTTAGCAGAGTATATGAAAATTGCATTTGCTAAAATCGAGAAAGAAGATTGGTGCACAGAAATTGTTAAAGCATTTAATCAAGATTTTATTGAAAATTGTGTGACTTGGCGAGCTGACAGAGCGTATAAGAGTAGTTTAATTGAAGTAATGACAGCAATGCAGTTAGAAAGCAAAGGGTACACAGTGTTTCGTGATAAGTATATTGATATGGTTATGGGCGTTGACTTGGTGGCAGTGAAAGACGGTAAGGTCTGGTATATTCATATCACAAAAGATAGCACATTTTCTAAAGGTAAGGTCTTGACTAAGGGTACTTATAGAGATTATTGGATCAACTACAAGAGATTTGACTATCAAAGAGATTTCAGAAATCATGTTGAATTGTTCTATAGTAATGACGAGGGAGAAAACAACGTTGTGAAAAATGGATTACCTTTATTCAAGTTTGATTATGTGATTGATGCGTTAGACGAACAGCATTCATTCAAATGGGATGACAATAATCAGATGGCAGAGCTTATGGCGATTATGAAACAAGCAGGGTCAGTAAGTAAGTTTTATACTTGGAAAAGCGCAGATGGTAAATTGACGGTGAAATAAGTTGAACGAGTGGGATCGTTTGATTGAATAGTAACAAAATATATGGGGGGTTCTTTGTTTATCGAATAAAAGATAACGGAGAACTTAAATGAACAAGAATGAACTAAGAAAAAATGAAATTATTGAATCGCTACTTGAAAGCAAATGGATGAATGTTTATGTTAATAAATTAAATAAGAAGTTTTCAAAATACTCTACACAGGATTGGAATCCTAGCAAAGACAGCTTAATCAGTAATCTATGGGAAAGCTTGATTATATACGAGAGAAATAATGACATTAACGCAAACTTTAATGAGATTGAGAAGTATTGTTTTCAGAAATCCTATACATTAACAAGCGAGGAATTTATCAGCGAAACTGGTAAGTATCGCATGGGTAAGAAAAAGGAATGGCAACAAACGATTGTAGAGTACAAAGATGAGTACACAGCAAAGAAACATTACTTTGATGATTATCCTAGCCTTGCAGATGAATATGTATATGATAACACGCAATTAGATTCATTGGCTAATAAGGCTTATGCTTGTGACTTTGCAGAAAACTTAACGAAATCACAGGCGACATTTGTGAAATCAGTTTTGAATCTTGGCGTTGATGCGACAATATACAATTTGGAATTGAACAAGAAAAGTTTTAATAATAGACTTAATCGGACGATAAAGGCAATTGAGAATAAACGAAGCAAATATAATATTGTAAGTGAAAAAGATAAGGTAGTAGCTGATAGATTAAGCTTGATTGATCTAGTGATTGATGTGATCGAGGATGAACAAGTAAACGAAATCATGATTTTTAAAGCATTGGCTGGATTGTTTGAAAGTGAATTGAGTTATCTATACAATGAAGCTTTTGACGGAATTGAAAGCGAATTGGCTTATCAAACGTTTCGAGAGAACAAAGGTAGACACTATGCTTATAGTTTGGTAAATGCGATATATGATGAGAAAGATAAAATCGAAAATGAATTAAAGGCGGTGGCTTAATATAGGACTAGACTAGAGATAATGATTTTCTAGTCTTTTTATGTTATCATAACTATAATATGGTTGAAATGAGGGGTAATATGGAACAGTCTAATGAAGAAAATTTAAAGGAGATAGGGAAATTATATATTGATATTTTAAATGATTCATTAAATCCTTTTAAAGAAATCCAAAAATCACTTTTGGAAACTATCAAATCTACTAACACATTTGAAGATATTACAAAGCCTCTAAAAAATATTTTTTCAAGCCTGAATGATTATCTTAAAGCATATAGAGAAAAATTCCCTGCTCAAGAAAAGTTATATGATGATTCTGTAAAGTGTGGTTGGATAGTACCAATTAGTTTAGATAGTCTTAGTTTTTTAGAAAATTTAAATGGAGATGAATTAAACAAATACTATTTGAAATTGTATACAAGACGAAACTGTGAAATGTTATTCAATGATTTAGAGCAATTAAATGATAATTTAAATAAAGAATATAAATTAATCAGTACATTAATGATTAAAACTCTAAAAAATGATATTAATGCATACCCATTAATGGTAAGTAATCTTTTTGCCCTTTTAGACTATATGTTTGTTTATCAAACTGAAAATGGTAATTTAAGAAACAAGATTTTTTTAAAAGAAAAATTGGTCAAAGATTTTCTAAAAGAATATGAAGTTGAAGAATATAATATCACTGACTTAATATATATAAGTTGTTTAAGAGTAATAAAAAAACATATAGAATATAGTAGTTTTGAAGATGAAGCTATATTTAATAGACATTCAATTCAGCATGGAAGATACTTTCCTTCAAAAATAAGTTTTGCTGATTTTATTCGATTAGTAAACTTATGTTCAACATTTTCTGAATTTAATACTATTTATGAAACGGAAGATAATGGTATATTGTTATAAAAGGAAGTTTGTATACTTCTTTTTTTATTTAATTTCATTATACAAGTTGGCTAAACTAAAAACGAGGATAGGCGGAGTATACTTAGTAATAAGGGGTGTGCAACAGAGGACAGAGATTCATATCGGGGTTGCATGATTATCAAAAAGGCATATTGATAAATTTAAAAGGCTAAGTTGTAATGACTTAGCTTTTTTCTTTATTTTTACTTGATTAAAGTTGTGTTGTAAAAAAGTGAGGACGGGCGGAGTATATATTATAGAAGAAAGATAATAAGAGAATCCCCCTAAAAATTGATAATTTTGCTAAATTTTTCATAAAGTCTTTCATGCCGATAAAGGAGAAGTATAATTGCTTCTCTTTTATTTTTGTTCATATTGTTTACAAATGTAAACTTTATGTAGTGTTTATAAGGAGTTAGTCGATGAATAGACAAGTTGAATTGAAAAATGTGATTGAATTGATTGATGAGAAGATTGAGGTTTTGAATCAACAGAATGGCATGGGTGCTTTAATGGTACTGTCTGGATGGGCAAACTCAGATAAACTTAATAGAACGATTGAATCAAACAAGACGGTTATTAAAGAGCTGACTGACTTGCGTATGAAAGTTTTAGAGCTTTAATGAGTAGGGTAAGGAACGGTAGCTTTTACAAAACTAATAAGTGGACTGATAAGCGTGCTAAGATATTAAAAAGGGATGGCTATGAATGTCAGAATTGTAGAAGATATTATAAGACTAAGGAAGCTAAAGTAGTTCATCATATATTTTTCTATGAAGACTATAGTGAACTTGGTTTGATGAATTGGAATCTTGTGAGCTTGTGTAATGGTTGCCATAACAAGATGCACAATAGGATAACTAATGAAGCAACGAAACTTGGTAAAGAATATCAAGATAAAATAAAAGTTGAGTTTAATAATTATTTCAAAAATAAAAAATAAAATAAATAAATTTAAGAAATAAATAAGTTTAAGATGACCCCCCCCACTTCTGGGGAAGCGAGAAAACCCAGTCGGAGAAAGGCATAAGTGGGTCATTTCCCCACCTCAGGTAGTTTGAAAATATTTTTCCGTAGAATTTATAGAAAGGAGCAAGAAAATGGCAGGTAAAAATATACCGCAAAAAGACACAATTAAACGCAGAACAATATCATATATGAAAGAGCTAAACACATATAAAAAACAATACAATCAGTTGATTGATGTGTACTCAGATTTGTTGTTGCAATACTATATTCTGACAAAGAAATTTGAAGAATCAGGTTATGAAGTCATGGTACAGACCGAAAAAAGTGATGGTAAAAAAAGCCCGATTCTTGCAAGCCTTGAAAATTTGCGGAAAGACATTGGAACTTATTCAGATAGATTGATGTTGAACGCAAAAGCGAACAAAGACAGCGAAATCAGCCTAAAGACTAATCCTGACGATCCATTTAACAAACTGTTTGACAATTTAAATGGGGGTGGTTAGTTGAATGAAATTAAAAGCCCACATTTTCAAGTTGCTTTACAATTCGCTAATGATTTAATATCAGGTAAGAAGATTGCAAACGTTGAACAGATACAAGCTTGTCAAAGATTTTTAGATGACTTAGAAAGAGATGATTTAGATTTCAAGTCAAACCAATTTGACTTTGCGATTGATCTCATTCAAGGAACTATTTATCCAGAGAAAGGCGAAACAGTCACAGGCGAAAGTGCAAGATTAAACCCAATCAAACTTACAAGATGGGAAGTCTTTGTTACAGTCAATCTTTTCGGTTTCTTTCTGAAAGACACTAACATTCGCAGATATCAGGAAGTCTTATTATTCCTACCTAGAAAATCGGGTAAAACAACATTTGTCGCAAGTCTAACATGGGCAAAGTCACTTATTGATGCTGATTCAGGAGCAACAACTTATATAGTAGCTAACTCATTATCACAAGCAAAAGTGTCATTCAATTTCATTCAACACAATCTAAACTTGCAACACAACAAAGACAAATTTAAACCTCGGATGCGTGCAAACAATCAAGAACACTCAATCAATGTTGATTTGGGTAAAGGGCATGTTGAAATCCGTGCAATCGGGGCTGATGAAAAATATCTTGATGGATTGATTGCCAATACGATAATAGCGGATGAAGTTCATGCTTTCAAGCGCCCGAAAAGATATACGCTCATGAAAGATGCAATGAAATCTTACAGCGGTTCACGAATGTTATTGGCAGTTTCAACAGCAGGAGACAACATAGGTTGTTTCTTAGATGAGCGTGTGGAGCTACTGAAAAAAGTGCTTAACAAAACAATCAAAGATGAAAGTAAATATGATAGATATTTCATTTATCTTTGCACAGCACCGAGGGACAATAAAGGTAACTTTTTAAATCCTTTGACAAATAAAATCACAGATATAGATGATCCTGAATTGATTGAAGCAGTGAACCCAAGTGCTGGCGAAACAGTAAGTTTAGATTTACTTGTTAATGATGCAAAAATTGCACTTGATAGTGACGAGGGAACACGCAACGAATTTAAGAATAAAACACTTAATGTATTCACGACAAGTAGTGAAACGTTTTTTGATATTGATGAGTTCAAATACTCAGATAGCTTATACAACTGGTCAATAGACGATTTATTGAAACTAAATCTAAATTGGTATGGTTACGCAGACCTATCAGTCTTGCATGATTTAAGCGCAAGTGGTTTGTATGCCAATCACAAATACAAAGAAAAAGACGAAAACGGCAATACAATAATTAAAGATATTGATATTGTCATTAGTCAAGCCTTTTTCCCTTTGCCTTTAGCGATTGCAAAAGCACAAGAAAGTAACATGCCACTACAGGAATGGCAAGAAGAAGGTTGGGCAACGTTGTCAAATACTGATGTTGTACAGCCTAGTGATATTGCAGGTTGGTTTGTGGCTATGAAAAGTCTAGGATTCAAAATTAAACAAGTCAACTTTGATAAGAAATCAGCGATGGAATTTGCGATAGTTATGAGAACTGAAAAATTTAAACTTAAAGATGCGTCACAGCTACCTAGCATCAAAACGGTGGGCATTCGCAGAATTGAAAACAAGGTTAAGAACGCAGAATTTTACTACTTGCATAATCGCAGTTACGAATATTGTGTGAGCAATGTCAAGGCAGAAGAATTATACAACGGATGGTTAAGAATGCGAAAAATAAGTAAGAATATGAAAATTGACTTGTTTGATGCGTCAACATTTGGAGCGGTTGCAATGTTGGAAGACATGGAAAGCAAAGCAAAAGTTAAAAACATTTTAGATTAAAGGAGGTGAGAAAGAAAAATTATGGGAATTAGAGATTATTTTAAACGTTCAACACAAGAGCAACAAACGAAATCTAACAAAGTCGGCTATTTCATGAAAAGCGACATAGAAAATGTTTTAGTGGGTGGATATACGAGATTGAGCGATTCACCCGAAGTTGTTACAGCGATTAATACAGTTGCAGATTTAGTGAGTAACATGACAATTCAGCTTATGAAAAATGGCGATAGGGGCGACACGAGAGTAAAAAACGAACTGAGCAGATTGGTTGACATAGCACCGAACGCTTATCAAACCAGAAAAAGTTTTATCTTTTGGATTGTGAAATCTATGATGATTAATGGTGATGCAGTTGTAATGCCTTTGACACGAAACGGTGAAGTTAAAGAACTTAGACCATTACCAGCGAGCAAAATTAGGTTTTATTATGACGCTGATGATGAATTTGACTATGTAATTAAATACAAAAACAAAGATTATGCACCCCAAGATTTACTTCATTTTGTCTTAAATCCTGATGAAAATTATTCATTCATGGGTACTAGCTATAAGGTCAACTTGAATGATGTAACGCACAATTTGAAACAAGCAAGCGCAACTAAGCGTAGTTTCATGTCAAGTGAGTATATGCCAAGCCTTATCATGATGGTTGATTCTGATGCAGACCTTGATGAAGATGAGCGTGAAAAGTTTGAAGAAAAATATCTGAAACGCAAAGACAAAAACAAACCTTTGTTGTTGCCCGATGGTCTTGTCAAATTTGAAACTATTAAGCCCTTGACTTTAGAAGATTTAGCGATACATGAAAGTGTCAAGGTCGATAAGGAAACAGTTGCATCAATCTTGGGCATACCGTCATTTGTTTTGGGTGTTGGCACTTACAGCAAGGACGAATGGAACAACTTTATCAACACGAAGATTATGTCAATCGCTCAAATCATTCAGCAAACGTTAAATAAATTGATTGTTGAACCTGACATGTATTTTACATTTAACCCACGCTCATTATACAATTACAGCCTTGTTGAACAAGTCAACGCAATCACGGCACTTGTTAAAGTTAATACTTTGCGTAGAAATGAAGGCAGAAACTGGCTAGGTTTAGCGCCTGACGAGGAAATGGATGACTTGATTGTGCTTGAAAATTACTTGTTACAGCAGGATTTAAGTAAGCAAGGCAAATTAACAAACAGCATTAATGATGATGAGAAAGGAGGTGAAAACGAATGAGAAATCTAAAAAATCAAGTTCGGTCAATCGGAAAACTACAAACAAGAGACGACAATACAGAAACAGATGAAATGAAAATTTCAGGATATTTTGTTATTTTTAATTCTGAAACTGAACTATTTGAAAATTGCTATGAAGAAATTTCTGATAAAGCATTTGCGAATATTGACTTAACTGATATTCGTGCATTAGCCGATCACGACACAGCAAAAGTTTTGGGTCGTACTAAATCAAACACTTTAAGCTTATCAGTTGATGAAAAAGGGCTTTACGGTGAAATTACAATTAATCCCAATGACACAGAAGCAGTTAATCTTTACGAGCGTGTAAAAAGAGGCGACATTGACCAATGTTCGTTTGGATTTAATATCTTAGACGAAACAATGGACACCAGAGCTGACGGAACAACTAAATGGACAATTACAGAAATTGAATTATTTGAAGTGTCAGTTGTGACTTTTCCAGCTTATTCAGACACAGCAGTTGAAGCACGAAGCGCACAAATCAAACAACTAGAAAAACGAAACTTGCAAAAACGCAAACAACAATTGAAAGAGAGAATTAACAAATGGCATTAAGACAACTAATTTTGAATAAAAAAATTCAAGAACGCTCAGCAAAAATTACAGAGCTAAGAGCTGACGAAGACAAACTTAAAGATGAAGAAGTCGAACTTGAAAAAGCCCTTGACGAAGCTGAGACTGACGAAGAAGTAAAAGTGGTCGAAGAATCAGCTGATGAACTTGAAAAGAAAATCAAGGAAAAATCTGATGAAATCACTAAATTAGAAACTGAAAAAGCTGAACTTGAAGCTGAATTGGCTAAAATCGAAGATGAACAAACGACAGATGAAGATACTGACGAAGATGAAGAAAAAACTAAAGATGGAGAAAAACGAAAAATGGGTAAAAAAGTAGAAGTAAGAAACACACAAGACAATAAAGATTTTGCGAACTATATCAGAACGCAAGGTGCAGAGGTTCGTTCACTCAATACAACAAGCGGTGCTGTATTAGTTCCCGTGGAAGTTTCAACAAATGTTTTAGAGCTTAAAGATGGTCAAGTTGATTTGACAGCTTATGTAACATCTGAAACAGTTGGGACAGGTTCAGGTAAATTCCCAGTAGCTAAGAGAGCTACAGCAATCCTTGCAACAAAAGAAGAATTAGCTGATATTGCTGATATTGCCGATCCTTTGTTTATTGATGTTGAATATTCAGCGAAAACAAGAATCGGTCAAATCGCTTTCAGTAATGAACTTATTGAAGATTCAGCAATTGATGTAGTAGCGTATGCAGAAAAACAAATGCAACGAATGGTTCGTAATACAAATAACAAGGGTATTCTTGATGTATTGGACACATTTGCTGTGAAAAATGCAGTTGGTGCAGATGGTCTGAAATCCGTTGTAAACATTGAACTTGACCCAGAATTGGACACTAAATTTGTTGTTGACCAAAATGCTTATCAATTCATCGATACTTTGAAAGATTCACAAGGTCGATATTTGCTACAAGATTCAATTGCGTTCGATTCAGGTAAATCACTTTTTGGTAAAGAAGTCATTGTAATTTCAAACGCTATCGCACCTAAAGCACCAACTGGCGCTGTGGGATTTGTGTGGGCAGGTGACTTAGCAGAAGCCGCAGCTTATTTCAAACGAAGCGACATTACAGCCGTTTGGGAAAAATTTGATGCGTTCAGCAAAGGTCTTGCAGTTGGCGTGCGTAGCGATTACAAAGTGGTTGACGAAAAAGCAGGCGTGAAAGTGAAATTGACGGCTGAATAAGCAAATATAAGAAAGAGGGCAACCTCTTTTATTTTTAGCGAAAGGAGAAAAGATATGAAATATAAAGTATTAGTAGATTTTACAGATAAAGAAAATGATCATGTTTATCGTCAAGGCGATAAATACCCTTACAAGGGACGGACTAAAAAAGCTAGAATCGAAGAACTTATTTCACACAATAATATGAGAGGTCATCCTCTTATTTGTGTTGTGAAAGAGGTTGAGGAGGTAGCCAATGACTGAGAATATTGATAAGATTTTAAGCTTGGTGAAAGCAACATTGGGTTATAAGTCGTCAGTAAGAGATGAATTATTGAAAGCGATTGTTAAGTCAGTGATCGATGAGTTAGAAATCCAAAAACGAATAACGTTAAAATATGACAATGCTGAACACCTCATGTTTATTGTTGATTATGCTTGTTTCCGATACGAAAACAAGGGCGCAGGTACATTGCCTAGAAATCTTGAATACAGGTTGAGAAACCTCATAGTCAAATTCGGAGGTGTCTGATGTGGGATTTAGAAGTTTTATTGCTTGCAGAAGATGGCTTTACACAAGAAAAAGGCAAGATTAACAAGACGGTTAAGTATAAAGAAACTGAGCTGTTAGCTTATGAAAAGCAAATTGGTCGTTCTGAATTGTATTATGCAGGTCAAAGCAATATTGAGTTGACAAAGATTATTGTTATTCATGCTTTTGAATATGACAATCAGCAACTTGTAAAAATTGACGGTCTAATATATCAGGTTATCAACACATACAAAATCAATAATGAACAGCTTGAATTGAAACTCAAAGCCAAAAAAGGCGGTGTATGATGCAGGATATATCAAACGAAATCACTAAAGCGCTGACTGAATACACCTCAGAAGTTGAGCAACAACTAGACGAAATCAAATCTGATGTAGCAGATGAAACAGTTAATATGCTAAAGGTAAATAGCCCGCAAGGTCGGCGTGGAAAGTACGCTAAAGGGTGGCGAAAAAAGAAAGATGGCACAAGCTATGTCGTTCATAATGCTACAAATGCAGGCTTAACGCACTTGACAGAAAAAGGACACGCAAAAAGGAATGGTGGGCGTACTAAGGCACAGCCTCATATTTCAATTGCTGAACAAGAAGCTATCAAGAAATTTGAGAATAAAATAGAAAGGGCAATTAAAGGTGACTAAATGAATTTAATGGAATTTAAAGCTGAATTGGAAAAGTTAGAAATACCTATTCAATACCGAGCTTTTGAAAGTGGTCAAGCACCAGAATTGCCTTATATTATTTTTTACGAAAACGATAGTGACAATGTTTTTGCAGATAATTCAAATTGGTTTGATGTGCTTAACGTTGTGTGCGAATTATACGCAGACGAAAAGGACATTGAGCTTGAAACTAAGTTGCAAAAGTTGTTTTATTATAACGAAATAGAGTATAACTCAACAGAAACTTTCATTGATAGCGAAAACATGTATCTCAAAGCCTATGATGTAGTTATTACTTTTGATAGTCTTGCAGATGTGCAAGAAAAAGAAGTTGACAAAACAAATCTAAAAACTTTGGTTAATTATGTAGAAACTTTAAAATCCGATAATTATGAGATTGATGGATTTAACAAACTTCAAACTGTTTTGGCTTATTCAAAAGCAATCTTAATTGATGAAGAAACAACACAAGATGAAGTATATGAAAGCGAAATAGAGCTATTAAACGCTTTGAATCAATTGATTTTTATTGTTGTAGAAGTAGACAAAACAAACTTAAAAGCACAAATTGATTATGTTAAAACTTTATCAGCTTTTGATTACACAGCTGAAAGTTGGGATGTGTTAAGAGTTGCTTTAGCAAATGCAGAAACTGTTTATGCAAACGACAACGCAAAACAAGATGAAATAAATAATGTATTGAATAAGTTGTTTGAAGGTTTCAAGAATCTACAAAAACCCGCTGGCGGATTTGAAAAAGGCGTAAATTTGTACGCACCTTTGCATTGGCAAGCGCAGGGGTTTGAAGGTGGGCTAAGTGAGTACACTGGTGAAAATAAAAGCAACAGTTGGCAAACACAATCTGATTTTATAAAAATACCACAAATTGCTTTCGAGATTACAGGGGAGACGAAGGGTTCAGGTTCTTTTTATATTGTGCTTTATGATGATGATAAAAAAGTTATAGGATATGAATATTTTTATAACAGAGGAACGCATAAAACTTTTACCATCCCTAAAAGAGCTGGGTATATAAGAATAACGGGAGACAAACAAACACCGTCATCCATCTTAATAAATAAAACTAAAGTCGAATTTGGCAAATTTACAGACTGGACTATAGCAAAAGAAGATGAAGAATACATGAATTTACAACTAATTTAAAAAATAGAAATAGAAAATGGAGAATTTAAAAATGGAAACACAAGAAAATAAAGTCGTTTATGGACTTAAAAATGTACATTACTCAAAAATGTCAATTGACGAAACAGGCAAGGTGACTTACGCAAAACCTACAGCAGTCAAGGGGGCAGTAGAAATCTCACTTGAATCAAAAGCAGAGCTAGTATCGTTTGAAGCAGATAACGAAGTTTATTACTCAGCACCAGGCACAAGTTCATATGAGGGCACACTAACATTAGCAAAAGTGCCCGATGGCTTCCTTGTTGATATCCTAGGTGAAGTTTTAGACGCAACTGACGGAGTTCAAACCGAAATTGATGGAGCAAAAACATCTAATTTTGCGTTGATGTTCCAATTTGAAGGTGACAATTCAGGTGTTAGACATCTGTTTTACAACTGTTCAGCATCTCGTCCATCCGTTGCTTCAAAAACAGGCAAAGAAATCGGCACGACAGAATTAGCGTTCACGGCAAGTGCTAAACCAAGTGAAAGTGTAAACGATAAAGCTATTGTGAAAGCCAAAACGACAGCTGCAACAACTACAGCAATTTACAATTCATGGTTTGATTCGGTATATGTGAAAGCACCAGAACAAGGATAAAATAGAAAATAGATAGGGAGATGCTCAGTTTAGGGTATCTCTTTATTTTTGAAAAGAGGGCAAACGAAATGGAAAAAACAATAGAAATTGACGGAAAAAAAGTTAAATTAAAATCAACTGCTGGAACGCCAAAACGTTATAAAGCGCAGTTCCGAAAGGATTACTTTAGCGAGTTGTTAAAGTTGAGTAAACTGATGGCAGGCAATGAAGGTGAAGAATTTGATCTAGCAAAGATTGACTATTCAGAACTTGATTATCTTGACTTTGAAGTTTTTTATAACTTTATTTGGGTACTTGCGAAAACAGCGAACAAAGAAATTGGTGACCCGATTGATTGGTTAGACGAATTTGACAGTATGCCTTTGGCTGAGATTTTCCCTGAGATTATAGACCTTTTAGAATCGAGCATTTCAACTAAAAAAAAGTAGATGAAGTGTCGGGTTCAGATGAAGTTTTCACAGAAGAAAGTTTCTATTATGTATGTAAGCAAGTGGGACTAACAGCTGACGAAATGGATGATATGAATATAGGTCAGTGTCTTGATTATATTCAAGAATACATTGACAACAACAGCGAAGACGGAAAACAAAAAACTATTAAAGCAAGTCAAAATGATTTTGATGCGTTTTAAATTATGATTATGATGTGCTGAGGTTTGCCCTCAGACGATTTTAAATTATTAATCATGAGTGGTTATAAGGTTTAAAATCCTGTAAGGGCAAATCTCAGCACAAGCAAAAGAAAGGAGAAATATGGCTAACAAAAACATAAAGGGCATAACAATTGAGTTAGATGGTAACACCACAGGCTTGCAGAAAGCCTTGAAAACAGTTGATAGCACAAGTGTCAAGTTAAACAGCGAGTTGAAAGAAGTCAATAAATTATTGAAGTTTGATCCTAGTAATACCGAGCTTGTAGCACAAAAACAAAAATTGCTGACGGATTCAATTGAAAATACTAGCGCTAAATTAGACCAGCTGAAATCAGCTCAAAGCCAAGTTGATGCACAATTCAAGAGCGGAAACATAGGTGAAGAGCAGTATAGAGCGTTTCAGCGTGAAGTTGCACAGACAGAGCAAAGTTTAAACTCATATAAGTCACAACTATCAGGCTTACAATCGGAGCAACAAAAACTAGGTCAGAATACTGATAGGCTAAACACATACTTTTCAGCAAGTGGTAAGAGTGTTAATGATTTTGCCGACATCTTAGGAACTAGGCTTGTCAATGCAATCAGAAACGGTACAGCAACCTCAGACCAACTTGAAATTGCACTAAACAAAATTGGGAAAGAAGCCTTAGGGGCTGATACTGATATTAGTAAGTTCAAAGCAACTTTAGATTCTGTTAAATCAGGCAATTCATTAGACAACGTTAAATCTGAATTACAAGAAATATCGCCAAAAGCAAAATCAGCAGAAACCTCACTAGATGACATGGCTGATTCTATCAACGGTGGCAACATGATGCAGGCAGGCGAAATCATTAGTAGTGTCGGTGATAAGATTGTGGAACTAGGCGATCATGCGAAAGATACAGCGCTAGAATTTCAATCTAGTTTTGGGACGATCGCAGCCAATACTAATCTTTCAAAAGCTGAAATGGAGAGTTTGAAAGGTGTTGCAACAGATGTGTTCAAAAGCGGTGTGACGGACAGCATTGATGAAGCCACACAGGCGACAATCTTAATGAAGAGTACATTTCAAGATTTAAATAATGAAGATTTAAGCAAGATAACTTCACAAGTTGTTTCACTATCTAAAAGGACTGGGACAGAATACAGTGAAAACATAAAAGCCGCAGATTACCTTGTGAAAGCATTCGGAGTGTCCAATCAAGAAGCCTTTGATATGATAGCAAGCGGATATAAAAATGGTTTGAATTCAAGCCATGATTTCACCGATACAATTGTTGAATATTCAGGAACTGTAAAAGAAGCAGGATATACGCAGGAAGAATTTTTTGCAATGCTTGACAGTGGTTTGAAAAACGGTGCTAGAAATACGGATTTAATTGCAGATTCAATGGTCGAATTTGGAAAGAAACTTGCAGCTGGCGACTACGAAGAAATGATTTCTGGTATGTCTACCGAGACTCAAAATATGTTTGCCGAATATAAAAACGGAAACGCAACCGTTAGTGATGTCATGACGAGTGTTCAGTCAGAAATGAAAAAAATGAGTCCCGCACAACAACAAGAAGCATTAACAAAACTGGGTTCTCAATTTGAAGACCTTGGAATTAAGGGCTTTTTAGGGCTAAACACAGTCAATGATGGGTTTAAAAATGTTGAAGGAGCAATGGATTCAGCGACAAAAAAAGACCCAGCTCAAAAATGGCAGAGCTCATGGAACGAATTAAGTGCGAGTTTGTCAGAAGTCGGTACTGATATTTTGAACTCATTGCAACCCCTGATGGATTTCTTAGCTGATATGGCGAAGGCATTTACTGATTTGCCCGAACCCGTAAAACTTTTCATTGAAGTTGTCATGGGGCTTATAGCAGTATTTGCGTTATTAACACCCGTGATTGCAGCTCTAGCAATTGCACAAACAGCACTAGACATTGCTTTAGCACCATTTTTATTAATTATCCTTGCGGTCATTGCAGTGATAGCGCTAATTGTAGTAGCAATCGCAAACTGGGGCGCTATCGTTGACTGGTTGAAAGGCGTTTGGCAAGGATTTGCAGATTGGATAGGTGGAGTTTGGAATTGGATTGCAACAACGGCAAGTAACATTTGGAATAGTATAAAAGAAACTATAAGCAATGTTTGTCAATCAATCGCAGATTTTGTAAGTGGTATTTGGCAGGGCATCAAAGACACAACTTCAAACATATTCAACGGAATTAAAGACTTCATGTCAGGCATTTGGGACGGTATCAAAAACATGGTAAGTAACGCAGTTGATGGTGTGAAGAACACGATTTCAAATGTCTGGGACGGCATTAAAAATATTACAAAATCTGCTTGGGAGGGTGTGAAATCAATGATTACAACACCGATCGAAGCCGCTAAAAACGTTGTAAGTGGAATCATTGACAAAATCAAGGGTCTATTTAATTTTAGTTTAAAATTCCCAAGTATTAGCATCCCACACATTCCATTACCGCACTTTTCTATGTCTGGATCGTTTAATCCGTTAAAAGGTCAAATTCCCAAAATTGGAATTGATTGGTTTGCAAAAGGCGGTATTTTAACTAAACCAACAGCTTTTGGCATGAATGGTAATAATATCATGGTCGGGGGTGAAGCAGGTAAAGAAGCAGTAGCACCTTTGTCAGACTTGATGGGCTATGTCGAACGAGCAGTAGCTAACCAAATTGGTGGCATGGAAGCTAACTTTGCGCAGATGATTCAGTTACTTACGATTATTGCAAGCAAGGATATGAATTTAAACATGGATGGTCGTTCAGTCATGGAAATCATTGATGGACACATGCAGACACAACAACAACAAGCAGAATTTGGAATGGGAAGGATGTAAAAAATGGGCGTAATTATAAATAATCAGAACACAAAAAATTTAGGTTTTGCCTTGGTCGGTCGTCCCGATGTTCCTAGCGCTGATAAGAAATATGAAACAATAGAAATTGAGGGCAGAGACGGAGCGCTGACAAAATTTATAGGTTATCAAGATTTAAAGTTTACCTTGAAATTCAATATTTTGTTTCAAAACGATATTAAGCAGAAACTCAGAGAAATAAAGGGTTTATTGTCGGTTGCAAAGACTTTATCATTTGATGATTCGCCCAATTTTTTCTATAAAATAAAACGAGCGCAAATCAGTGATACAGAAACGATCATAAAGCAATCAGGTGTGTTCAGTGTTGAATTTCATGCTGAGCCTTTTGAATTTGAAAGTAGCTCAGTTTTAGAATATTTAAATCCGTCAAACTTGCTTATTCGTAACAACACAAGCTATTTCAGTCAACCAGTTTTAAAAATTTTTGGTCAAGGCAACATAAAGTTGTTTGTTAATGATGAACTTGTAGAAGTCAAAAATATAAACGAGGGCATTACAATTGACAGCGAAATGCAAGAAGCTTATTACAATAACGACAATATGAACCATCAAATGTTGGGTGATTTTCCAATTTTTGGGATTGGAGAAAACAAAATAAGGTTAGAGGGTAATGTAAATAAAATAGAAATTTTACCGCAATGGAGGTGGTTGACTTGATAAATTTATATAAGAAAGATGAAGTAGATTTTAGTCACAACGGCTTGGGTTCATTAGATAGTGCTATCATCAATCCTTTGATCAAATGGCATGACAACGGAGCTTTTACCTTAGAATTTAAATACCCGATTTTCGCAAAACATGGTAAGGATATAGAAAACAGTTCAATCATCAAAGCAAATGATGCTGATGGATCTAATCTGTTTTTTGTATACAAAGTAATTCCAAGCATGGGTTATATCAGCGCTTATTGTTATCAGATATCGTACAAACTAGCTTTCAACGCAATAGACGACACTTTCATAGTCAATAAAAATGGGCAACAGGCTTTAAATCAGATTGCAAATTCAACACAATACCCACACAATTTTCATTTTAGCAGTGATATTCAAACGGTCGCAAATTCACGAGTTGTTAGAAAAAATGTGATTGAGTTTCTACTAGATTCTAAGCTAGAAAATTCATTTATTAATCGTTGGGGCGGACACATTATCCGTCAAAATTTTAACGTTGCAATGAATACAGCTTATAGTCGAGAAAGCAAAAATTACACGATACGACACAGGAAAGACCTCAAAGGGTATAGCGCTGAAATTGATGAAAGCACAGTAATAACAAGAATTAGACCAGTCGGATATGATGGCTTGATGCTACCTGAAATTTATGTTGATAGTGAATTAATCGGTGCTTATCCAGAGCCACGGATTCAACAATTTGAGTATTCAAATGTCAAAGTTAAACAAAAAGCGACTGATGAAGAAGGCTTTAATACAGTCGAAGAAGCATACGCAGAGTTAAGACGATTAGCGAAATTAGAATTTACTGATAATATGGTTGATGTAGCACATGCAACATATAAAGTTGAGTTTGTTGCGTTGCAAGACACAGAAGAGTACAAGGAATTGAAAAGTCTTGCAAAACTAAAAGCTGGTGATACGGTAACAGTTTTGCATAAAGAAGATGGCTTAGACATTAAAGCTCAAATAGTTGAATATTCTTACAATCCTTTGTCATTATCTTACAACAGCATAACGTTGGGTAACTTTCAGAAAACTTTTAGCTAAACAATTACAAAATTAGTTGACAGCAAAGTCAAAGAAGTTTCAGAACTTGCAGAAACAGCGCTTATCTCAGCAAACAGCAAAAACAAAATAACACATGGAAGTGTTGAGCCTTTGAATCCGAAAGAAGGCGATTCATGGGTAAGACCGAACCCTGACGATATTAGTGAAAGTCAATGGTTGATTTGGGACGGTGAAAAATGGGTCACTGAGATGGATTCGGCTGAACAAGTGAAAAAAGGGCATGTTATAAGTTCAATCAATGTTAGCGAAGAAGAAATCTTGATTGAAGCCGATAAAATTCATATTTCTGGTCAAACAAAAATTGATGATGCAAGTATAACAGGTGCTAAAATCCTTAATCTTGATGCAGGTAAAATCACGACAGGCACACTAACCGCAATTAGTATCAAAGGTGTTAATATCACAGGTTCATCATTAACTTCAAACACAGACAATAACCGAGCGTCCATAAATTTGAATGGCGGGAATCAAACATTTTACGGTATAAGCGGTAAAAAGCTGGGTCAGATGAGACCCACGATTGATGCGGGAACAGGCGTAGCGAACGGATTTGCAATTATAAAAAGTGCAGGCGAAATTTTTTCAATCAACGCAGGTGATTCAAATTCAAGTACAAGTAGCCCAGTCTTTCAAATCCCAGCAACGGCAAATGATAACAATGTCACAGCTAACTTTTTTGGTCAGCTAAAATTTCAAAATATTCAACCTTTGGACGGACAAGATATTTGGGTGGTTTCACCAAGTGGGAAAAAAGTAGTTTTAGGGGTTGCAGGAAATAGTAAATTAATCGCAGAAGATGGGGGAGTGGCTGTTTTCGGGAATTTTTCAGTTTACAACGGCTCAAAAAATGCGGTTCATGTTACACGAGATGGGCTTAGAGCAACACCAGCTTATGAAACGGCGGAGTCGTATTTGGGCGACATTGGACGAAGCTACACTAGGGAAGATTATGAAGTATGGGTTCATATTGATGAGCTATTTTCAGATACCGTGAACACAGATATTGCGTATGAAGTTTTTTTACAGGCATACAGTAACGCTAATTTTTGGGTGGCTGATTTCAAATCTGATAAATTCTTGGTCAAATCAAACAAGCCTATGTCACGATTTGCATACGAAATCAAGGCTAAAAGACGAGGTTATGAAAACGAAAGACTTGTAGAACAAAAAAGGGACAACGAAGAAATAGAAAAAATTTACGGAGAAAAGGAGACAAACGACAATGGCGAATATGATTTTTAATTTAGACCTTAACAAAAACAACGCAATCAATCCAATAATTTTTGGCAGACTAACAGACGGTAACTTGCGGAAAATCACGGTAAATATAACAAACGAGGGCGAACCAGTTGACCTGACAGATTGGGTGATAAGATTCGAGGGAACAACAGGCGGGCGTGCAAAGGTATTCGATGTGCTGGGTGTCAACATTTTAGACGCAAAAAATGGTAAGTTTGAATACACATTCAGCAAGACAGCTTTTTCAGCATCGGGTGCGTACCGTCAGGCTTACTTTGCAATCGAAAAAGATAATATGAGAGAAACGACAAATGATATAAAAATTGTCGTGGAAAATATAGCTGACCTCGATGCGCAAGACGCTGAAACAGTCGTAACGGAGCTGAACAAGACAATTACACTAATAAATCAGAAGTATGATGAGCTTAACGGCAGAGTTAAGAAGTATGAAGGAGATATAGCAAGCCTTGAAGAATGGTTGCTAGGTAAGAAAACTGAAATTGAAAATATAATTGAATCAGCAAATTCAACTTTCAACCAAAAATTATCTGAAATTCAAGCGAAATTGGATAAGATAAATCAAGCAATTGAAAAAGGAAGCGAAACAATAGCCTACGCTTATAGTGCTGATGGTAGTGATAGGTTTACTACTGTTTATCCTAATGAGAATTTGTTGGATGGGACTAAAGATTTTAGTGGAACATGGAGTAATTCAAGTAGTTGGGTAACTGATGGAACATATAACGGATTAACTGTTAAAAAACGAACCTCTCAATGGAACGGCATTTCTAAAACATTTACTGCGCCTAAAGATGGTGTTTATACTTTTTCAGCTTATATTAAAAGTTCAGGAAGTAATGCTAATATCTATAGATATGGTGGAGTAAACGGTCGAGACAAAGGTGAGGTATCTAAGTTTATAGGTAATAACTTTGACTGGATTAGAGATACCATAACTTTAAATTTAAAAGCCAATGATACTATATGGATTAGATACGAAATATCAGGTGCTGGAACAGATTCAATTTTATGGACTGCTGGTCATAAATGGGAAAATGGCTCAACAGCCACTCCTTGGATGCCATCATCTAGCGAAGCCACAACTGCTGATTATCCAAGCTATATAGGGTACAGCAACAAGGTTAAAACAAATAAAGTTGCGAGCGATTATACTTGGTTTCCAGATCTAACAAATAAGGTTGAGGATCATGTCAATAACAAATCTAACCCTCACGCTGTGACAGCAAGTCAAACAGGTGCTTACACAAAAGCAGAAACCAGCGCTTTTCTGGGTCAAAAAGCAGATGATTCAATTGTTGTTCATAAAGCAGGAGACGAAACAATCAACGGCAAGAAGAATTTCGATGCAATTTCGGTAAATAAAATTGAGGTTCCAATTACAACGGCAACTGTTGATCTTGGTTGGGGGATGAGCGCAAAAATAATTAAAAGTGGTAACTATGTATTTATAAATGGAACAACTACACCAACAGCAAATGTCGGCAGTACAGGCGGGGTAGCTATAGGCATCAAAGTACCTGAAGGGTTCAGACCACTTGCGAACACAGAGGGCGTTATAAGACTTCAAGGCAATAACAACCAACTTGGTAGCGTACTTGTGAGCGATGATGGGAATGTTAGACTTATCACAGGTGGCATGAATACTGGTTACATTTTCCATGTGTCAGGCGCTTGGGTAGCAGGATAGAAAGTGTGAAAAATGGAATATAAATTATTAGGAATCAGCGGGCTAATCTTGATTATCCTACTTTTGACTTGGCTGAAAGATGGCGAGAATATGAACCCGCCATTGAAACGCAGAGCGGTAATTGACTTAACGACAATTTGTATTTTTTGGGTGGTTTACGAATTTTACAATTTCTCAAAAGATAAAGCATTTGAAGAAGAAGTAGTGATGATTATTAACCTAGCTTTGTTATTTTTTATGGCAAGGATGGTGCAATTGATTGCTCAGCTCAATCCGATGATTCAAGAATTTGTGAGTTTTCTCAAGAAAAAAGGTGTAAACGTTGACGAACTAGACCAAAAATAAAAAGGAGATTAATGTATAAACAATTAATTATGCCATTAGTTGCAACATCTGCTATTGCAAGTTATTGCCTATTATATGTAGAAAATACAATCAATGTACCTTCACAATATCGAACGCTTAACGCACAAATAGCACATGATCAAGCTAAAGAAAAAAATTGGGTACATGAAAATCAAGACTATCCCAAAAATGTATGGTTCATCATGTTTTGGAGTATTGACAACGGAGACTATCAAGGTCAAGGTCATGTAGCGATTGCATTTGTGGATAATAATGGTGCTATGCAGATCCATGATAGCGAGGTACACAGAGGAGCTAGAGAACCTTATAAGTCATTGGCAGAATTAGAAAATTGGTTTGGGTCGGTAGGCACAAAGATGACTTTCTTAGGTTGGAGTGAAGGTGTTGATAGCGTTAAGGTTATTGATGAGATTAAAGCTGAAACTAAAACAGAAATAAAAAAGACTGACAAGAAAAAAGAACAATTGAAAATTTACGGCTATCCATTTTTTCTTAATAAAGATGGAAGCGTGAATAAGAATATATTTTTCAAAATTGATTTTGGGTAAGGTTTAAAAAGGCATCTTGAATGATTTTCAAGGTGTTTTTTTGTGGAAAAAACACGTTGTAATTCTGGATGGTTTTGTTGATTTTCCCTTAAAAAACTGGTATAATTATTTAAAATATTAATCGACTTTTACTAGTGTTATTTCTTGACAATGGTCCACTATCCTGTTAAAATGACTCTATTGACTTAAGGGAGTAGCAGGTCGTATACGACTGAATAAATCAACATTTCTGTGGTAAGTTATTATCACTGGTTTATTCTTAAATTGCAAGACTTAGGTGTTCTATATTTCAACAGAAATGATCAGGACATTTAGGTTTTTTTTGCGCCTAAAATTTCCGAGGAAGGTATTTAGAAATGAAGAAGATAAATAAAAAGTGGTCAACTGCTGGCCTATTGATAGCCATGGGGATCGTCTATGGTGATATTGGTACTAGCCCACTTTATGTCATGAAAGGCCTGATCGCAGGCAATCATGGCGAGATTAATGAGAACTTTTTACTCGGCAGTGTGTCCTTGATTTTTTGGACGATTACACTACTCACAACCGTCAAATACGTCATGATTGCGCTGAATGCTGATAATAAAGGCGAAGGCGGCATTTTTTCACTTTATGCGCTCGTTCGACCCATGGGTAAATTTTTAATTATTCCTGCTATTATTGGTGGTGCAGCCCTCCTTGCGGATGGTGTTTTAACACCAGCGGTTACAGTTACTAGTGCCATAGAAGGCTTACGCACACTGCCGATTTTTACTGAAATTTTTGGCTATTCGCAGGAAGTGATTGTGGTCATTACCTTGGCCATTCTATTAATCCTCTTTAGTTTTCAACGCTTTGGGACGGATACGGTCGGTAAATTATTTGGGCCAATCATGTTCCTTTGGTTTACCTTCCTTTTGGTTTCAGGTTTTGCCAACTTGCTCCAAGATCTATCCGTTTTAAGAGCTTTAAATCCAATCTATGGCATTAAGCTATTATTTAGTCCTGATAATCACTTGGGCCTATTCATTCTAGGCAATGTCTTTTTAGCCACAACAGGCGCAGAAGCATTGTACAGTGACCTAGGCCATGTTGGGAAATCGAATATTCATTTAAGCTGGCCCTATGTCAAAATCAGCTTGATCATCAATTACTTTGGTCAAGTCGCTTATCTCTTATCAACTGACATTCATCAATTCAAAGAGATGAATCCATTTTTCCAAATGATTGCGGATCCCTTGATGCCTTTAGCAGTGCTCTTTGCGACGTTGGCTGCGATTATCGCATCTCAGGCCTTAATCACGGGTTCTTTCACACTTGTCAGTGAAGCCATGCGCTTGAAAATTTTGCCACGCTTGCATGTCCTTTATCCTGGTAAGAGTCGTAATCAACAATATATTCCAGTCGTCAACTTCTTATTATGGGTAACGACATCTATCGTTGTGATTGTTTTCCAATCGTCTACAAAAATGGAAGCAGCATATGGCCTGTCAATCACAGTGACTATGCTCATGACCACCTTCTTACTGCATTATTATTTGAAGACACGTGCCAAGGCATTCTTTGCGATTGCTGTACCGATTTTCTTTGCTGGTATCGAGATGATATTCTTGCTGTCAAGTTTGGACAAGTTTGTGCATGGTGGTTATGTCGCGGTCTTGATCGCACTTGCCATTATCGTGATCATGTATATTTGGTACAAGGGCAGTCAGATTACAGACGGTTTAGTCGAGCATCTGCCTGTTAAAGATTACCTATCTCAATTGGATCATTTGAGAAACGATCACTCACTCCCTATCTTGCAAACCAATGTCGTTTATTTAACCAAGTACATGGTGGATGATGAAATAGATGCGCCAATTCTATATTCTATATTGGATAGAAATCCGAAACGTGCTCATGTATATTGGTTTGTCAACGTTTCTGTTACAGACGAACCATTCACGAAACAGTATGAAATTGACACACTGGGAACTGATTATGTGGTGCTTGTCAAATTGCACCTAGGATTTAGAGTGAGTCAGTCAGTTAATGTCTATCTACGTCAGATTGTATCAGAATTGATGGCAACAGGTGAAATTAAAAAACAAGTACAGACTTACTCAGTCTCTGAAAATCGTGAAGTCGGTGACTTTAGATTTGTCATGCTCAATGAAGAGCTTTCTCATGCTGGTGAATTGTCTAGCTGGTCACGTTTGATTATGCAAACCAAATTTGCCATTCGTCAAATCACAGTGACACCTGCGAGATGGTTCGGACTGGAATTTAGCGAAGTCTTAGTTGAGCGGACACCACTCGTCATTGGTGAATATCGTAAGCCCCAGTTAGAGAGAATCGACTGAAGAAGGTAGAATTCGCAAGGTTCGTTTTTGGCAAAATCAATACTGGGATTCAGTTAAATTTGGTATCTTGAGAGACGAGTGGTCAGAGTTGGATTGGCGAGATTGAGCCTAAGCATAAAATATATAAGAATCTAGAAATTACGAAAATTTCTAGATTCTTTTTTCTATATTTAAGGAGAAGAGCAAGTAGTCTTATTGTTCCGATAATCACCAATATGTTGTTCCGATAACTTGTTAATGTTCCGATAAAAAAGAGGATAGAGGGATTTATAGAAAAGTTCCAGTACGTATCATGGGTGCAGCACATGAACCAGTACAACCATACTTAATTTTACCGCACATGGTAGATTTGATGAAAAGATATCAAGAAAGTGATGAACATATTGTATTGAGATTGGCGAAGTTTCATATTGAGTTTGAAGGGATTCATCCTTTTATTGATGGCAATGGTAGAACTGGGAGATTGTTAGTGAACCTTGAGTTGATGAAAGCAGGCTATCCACCGATTAATATATAA